CTAAAGGTGCAGGTCCAGATGCCCTACCACCAAAAGTTTTAAGTCTAGCGCCAGCAGGGTGTACAGCAGACACATCCCACTTAGGTATCTCACCAGCCCAGAGAAGAGCAAGGACTTGCCTAAAGGCTTTAGCCCACCCTTCCTTACTATCTTTAACTACAACCACTGTGTCGCTCTCAAATAGCTCAGGAACCTCTGGTAGTTTCTGGATGAACTGCCTCTCTACTGAGAAGCCTACACCTGTACCACACAACAAGATAAACATAGCTTCATCAAATGCTTTAGGGTCATCTACAGCTAAGTAGCTACAGTTGTACCCAGCGGTATTGTCACGGGCCAGTGCTGGGCCAGCAGTCATCATAGCTCGCATAGAGGGCATTACCTCTAGGTTTAAGATGGCATCCCGTAGTTGATTGACATAAGAATCGTTACCAGCTTTAGGGCGTACCACATTATCCATGTAGCGTTCTACTGTGTCACCCCAATCCTCACGGCCCTCACCGTCGATATACTTAGCGTAGCGAGACTTAGCAATAAAAGTCTGGTAGTCAGTTGGTAGGTAATTATTCATCTTCAGATTTTCCTCTCGCTCTCATAGTCTTATCTTCTTTTAACCAGACCATACGGTCAATATCTGATCTAGCTATGCCAATGTCTAGTAGTTCCTTATCTGTTAGCTGGTTAAGTTGCTTGATTGCTATTCTGTGGGTTCGCCATGTCGCAAGATAGTTCATATATCTCCAGAACCAAGACATGCCTGTCCTCTTCTTACTCATCGGTTATCACCTGATCCTTGTAGTGTACCGTTCTTAACACGCTCGTTTAACTTCTCCATGTTCAATTCAATGATCTTAACTAAACTGCCACCAAAGATGTTAGATAGTGCTACAGTATAGAACAGTACATCACCTAACTCTTTTAACACTGCATCATCATCAATCCTGTTGTCACGAAATAGTTTCTTAATCTTCTCAGATACCTCACCAGCTTCACCAGTTAATCCTAGAGCATTCTCAATAAGACGTTCCCGACCTTTAGTAATCATCTTGTCCTCTACAAACTGTGAGTACATATCAATCATGTCTTTCATATCTTTCGCTGTAAGCATTACATCAACCTTCCATAAAATTCTGTGTGTGCGTTTCTATCGTCTTTATCGAACAAGTACCAAGCGCAGTTGTCTTTACCTGTCATCTTGCTACCTTCAATCCATTTAACTCTGCCTATACTTACGATCTTTGTACAGTAAGTCATAAGTGCAGCAGACTGTTTAGTGTGCGCCCAATCAGCATCAAACAACAACCAAGTTGGGCATATCTCCGTCCAGTGATCTATGAAAGCGTGTAAGAACTTTCTTTCCCACGGTGGGTTAGTAATACAGAGATCAAGAACCTTATATTGACTACCAAAACTTATCTCCAGAGCATTCATTTGCTTGATGTCTGGGTGTCTAGGTTCTATGTCACAGGCATATAAGCATTCCCCTAGACCGTCTGTTAATTCGTGTATGTGACTTATCAACCTTCCGTCACCAGCACAAGGCTCTACATAGTCAAACTTCTCATATGGTAGGTGGGCTATAAGAGGTTCGACAGCTTCTATTGGTGTAGGATAATAATCCCTTGGTACCCTCTCAAAGTCACTACGCTTACCCATATAGTTCTTTTAACCTCTTAAGTGATACAAACTCAGGCTCATAGATACCGTTGCTAATCTCACGCTTAATTACACAACCTTTCCACCAGTCTCTATTTGCCTGTCCAGCCCACGTTTCTTCTGAGCCTTTGTAGCAACCCGCAACCAAACCGATAATCCCGTTAGGGTGTGCGCCATCTTTAAACTTAAGATCACGTTTATGGCTATGCCCACAAGTAGAACTGTGATTACGATTGGCGAGTAGGCTATTAGCATGATGTAAACCAGACATAGCTGTACCATAATTACCACTACTAAAGAAGTGAGCGTAAGAAACGCCATCATAGTCAGCGATAGCGGGGGCGCTATTAAAGTATTCGTGGTATTCGTCGAACCAGTGGTCTGTTTGAAGATGGCTGAAGGAAATCCCGTACTTGTCTCCCTGTAGTCTTGGGTCGTGTGCAATAGCCTTTTTGATTCTATTCTCATGGTTCCCCTCAAAGCCAATCCAATATGGGCGTTTATACTTTCTATCACTAGGTTTCTTCCGTAGACGATCCATTGCTTCATTGTAGCAGTTGATGTCCTGTTCGTAGTTCTGACTAACTATAGCCTCTGGGTAACGTGTGTCAAAGGTGTTAAGAGAGCGCATATCAGCACCATCACCCAAGTCAATTATGTAGGTAGGGTTTACTTCATAGATTAATTCCCCTAGCCAGTCGAAACGCTCATTCCCTGTCGAGGGGTCTGAGTGAGCGCATGAGAATACTACTGCTGTCTTAGCTGTCATATCGGGTATCCATTTCAAATTCTATTAGTATGGGTTCGATTGATCTGTAGAAGTGTTTCTGAAACTCATAGGCTGCATCAAAGGAGACAAACGGGATCTCTTCATCAAACATAACTTTACTTGGGTTTCTTTCTTGGGGATCTTCTACTCTACAGTTTAACCAGTAATTACCATCTTCATCTTCGTAGGGGCCATCAAGAACACGATGGACTTTAATCAGGATTGTGTTAGCCATTCGTCGGGTATCCTTTTATCTGCATAAATAAAGCCGTACTTATTACACCAATCTCCGTAGGTACTCTTAGCGCCTTTGTATAACTTAGCCCTAGAGTTAGAGAAAACAAACCTTATGTCGAGAAAGGGATGCTGATCTTGTATAATTAAGTGCTTCTTACGATCAGCTTGAACAAACCTGCCTTTAGATTCTATGATGATACCATTGGGCAGTTTAAAGTCAGGAGTGTAAGTCTTATTCTCAAGAAGTTGCCACTGTACCTTTAGCTTCTCATATTCAAACTCTACACCCCTGTCCTTAAGATCTTTAGCTATGTCATCCTCTAAACCAGATCTGTAGCCATTCTTTATTGCGTGTCTTCTACGTTCACTGGTGGTTGCCATATCTCGCCCTCTGTACGTCTAAGCCATAGTAGCCTAGCATTCTCTATTACCCTATCTACATCACCATCATAGGCTTTAACACAGGCTTCCCACAAGTCTTTTTCAGTCTTAGCCTCACTTAACATCTTTGTAGCTTTAACTGGGCCTACACGATATAAACCCACTATGTTATCTGCCCTATCGCCCGTTAAGATCTGGTTGTAAAAGAACTGTAGTCCTGACCATTCATCTACTGTTTTCCACTCGTTCTTACCAAAGTTAAAGTGGTGACAAGGTATCTGTAACATGTCTTTGTCTATTGAGGCAACGACAGTATCAGGTCCAAGTCTTGTTGCTTCTATTGCTATAAGGTCATCAGCTTCTTCTCCTTCGCTAGTTATAGCATTGTATTTAGTAGTTAGATGATCACGAATATGGTAAAGATGGACTGGCTTTTCTACTGATTTACGATTGCCTTTATACTCATGTGACTTAGCTATCTCGTGTCGGAAGTTCCCCTTACCAGTTAGGTAGACTATATAGTCATCTGGTTCAGGGAAAAACACAGTTTGCTCAAGTATAAAGTGAATAAGCTCATCAGCTTTAGCTTCAGCATCCTTTGGAAACAAGTCCTGAGTAGCAAAGGCTGACCGATAAGCTACAATATCACCATCAATTAGCACTTTGCCATAGTTCATTACAAGTCTCCAAACACCATCTTACCATCATCCTTCTCAAATGCTACAGCTTCAACATATGTAAACCCTGCTGACCTAGTGGCCTCACCAAACACATAAGCCAAAGAGTAAAGGTCATCTACATTATACCGCTCAACACTTGTCTTACCATCAAACCCATCTTCTTCACTATCATTCTCAAAGGTGACTGTAACTTTCATTGTATCATCCCACCATAAACAATTCGTCATCTTCTGTCGGGGCTGAGTTAGTCTCATAAGCTACATGCTCAGTAATTCCCACATTCATCAGACGAACTCCTGCTCCACTAGCATAAGTCTCAAACTGCACTTTAGCCTTAGTGCCGTTCCCGATAGCGCCATCTTCTGAGAAGCTCCACAGACGCTTATTCTCTTTCCCTTGGGTAAGGTCTACTACTGTAGGTGCGCCACCATAGTCCACGTTCACAGGCTCTCCTGTCTTCTTATCGGAAAAGGTCTTAACGTCAGATACCATACGCTTAACCTTCATGTACTTACCGATACCAAATTCAGCATTCCCCTGTAGGACACGCTGTGAGTTCATGGGCGTCAGGTCTAACCCATCAGCTACTAGCTTTTCAATTTGGTCTTCGTCAGTAAAGTAAGCATTAACGATATACTGCCCACCTTTTTGATGGATTGCTTGTGCTGCTCGTGGTCCATCTGGTGATCCCATATCTGCGTTTTCGGGGAAGATCTTAGCATATTCTAAGACCATATCCATTGTGTATTTAGCCATTGTCGAGTTCCTTTCGTAAGGGCTGGTAATTATTAATAGGGATACATTTTACGATTTGTAACACGAAAGTATAAATATTTTCACTAATGTATATCGGCATATGTACTTCCGAATTGAGCGTCGATCCCTAAGTCTATGTTTAGATTCAGTTGTTTGTTGAGATCTTGTATAGAGTACTCCATATTTATTTTTGTCTCCATTTCGTCACCTTCCTTTACTAAGGCTATGATCTCGTCGTGGAACTGACCAACAGTCTTGATACCCTTCTCACGACAACCCTTAACCCAGTTGTCAAAGCAGTAGACACCCGTACTTTGGTTCAAGGTACTGAAGCGGTCTTTCTCACTTCGTAGGCTGTACCAGAACTTAGATACTGGATTCTGTACCCACATGCTGCCAAATAACTCTCTAGTGCGTAAGCTATCAGCTACCTTGGTTACTGACCAGTTACGTGACCAGAATGCTTCCAGAAGGGTCTTAGCCTCTTTGACACTCATACCTGTCTCACGGGCCAGCTTAGGCGCTCCTACGCCATATGTAGCACTGTAGTTCACTACCTTGTAGTTCTTACGAAGTGACTTCAAGCTACGCTCCCCTGAGTTATGCTTATCAATGTCATCTTGTGTGATAACACCAGCATGTTTAGCTAAGTCTAAGTGCGGGTCAAAGCCCTCTTTACTCATTTCAGCTACATAATCAGGGTCTAGTGGTTTCATGTAGTGACGTTTGGTTGTATCCTCTAAGCTAGTCATGTCAGCCCCACATAAGGTGTAACCATCAGGTGCAGTCAGACACCCACGTATCTCAGCACCATAAGGCTTTTCCACTGAGGGTAGATTGACTAAAGGTTTTGCATGACGGAAGCGCATTGTGTTGGTAAACCCTGCGATTGTTGCTTGCAC